ATCGATGTGAACCAATCTGTTACTTCAGTTACTACAGTCATAAATGAATTTGACAAACCGACAATATCAATATCTCTGACATCAAACTCACTCAAACCATCATCAAGTTCACTTTCCATATCAGCCATAGCTGCAGGTAAAGCTTTAGCAAATCCATTTGCTATTCCAGGAGGTAACAAAACACCGACCTGTTTCTCAAACTCTTTTGATGGTGACTCAATACCAAGAGCATCTTTAGCGGCATCCAATAACGACTTAGCTAAATCAGCCACCTTATTCTTCAACCAATCCCAACCATTACTTATACCTTGCCAGATACCATTGACAATATTTGAACCAACCTCTTCCATCTTGGACTTGATATTACTAAAGGTATTTACGATACCATTGTAAATCTCTTTCACCTTATTGATGATTGAGGTAGCCATATTCGATATTGTCTGAACAACAGCATCTTTCATAGCTGTCATTTTACTTGATACCTGTGATTTTATGTTCTCAACGGTATTAGTAACATTGGTTTTCATTTCGTTGAATTTATTTTGTGCTGCAGTTTTCAGATTTTCTATGGTCTGAGTAACTGCAGACTTCAACGCTTCGAACTTCTGACTCACTTGTGTCTTTATTGCTTCTACTGTATTGATAACAAACGTTTTAATAGCATTCCAGATATTCTGCATTGTCGTTTGAATAGCCTGTAATGTAGTTGTTATAAACGTTTTAATTGCTTCAAATGTAGTTGAGATTTTAGTCTTTATACTATCCCAAGTATTACTTACAAAATTCTTAATAGCATTCCATACATTAGTAAAGAACGTCTGAATATTTGTAAGTGTAGTGTTGATGAATGTACTTACAGCTGTCCATACCGACACCCAAGCATTGTGAATACCATTAAGAATACCTACAAAGAAATTCTTTATGCCATTCAGTACATTGCTAATGAATGTCTTGATAGCTTCCCAGATACCAAAGAAGAAATCCTTGATACCATTCCATACATCAGACCACGTTAAACCAAACTTAGCAAGATACTCGGTAAGTACATTATATACTGCTACAAAAGGAGCAGTTGCAATAGCCCAGAAACCATCCCAGATAGATTTAAGACCCTCAATGAATAGTGACCAATCACCATCCTTAAAGCCTTTAATAATACCACAGATAACCTGAACCACTCCTACTACAATATCTACAACTCCCCCAATCAATCTACCAATATTGGCAAATATCTCTGACAGAATAGGAGCAAGAGCATTACAAATCCAATCCCAAGCAGCATATATAGCTTCACCTAAACCAGAGAAGTCAAAGCCTAAAGAATTGATTGCATCAGTTATCTTCTGACCAGCTTCTTTGAACTTATTTACTATACCATCCCAGATACCTATGATTTTATTTCTGAAATCTTCATTGGTTTTCCACAAATGTACAAATGCAGCTACCAATACGGCAATTACTGCTACAACAGCTATCACCGGACCGGTAATACTAGCCATGACCATCTGAAACCCTGTAAGACCCTCGGTCGCTGGAACAACACCGGTACCTATCAACTTAAATGCAGAAACAATCTCTCCAATCTTGGAACCCAACATAGAAGCCCCAACCTTTATCAGATTGAATGCCTGTGACATCTTTTGGAAACCGGTTATCATACTACCAATACCAGCTACTGTCTTACCAAATACAAGAAGTAATGGACCAATAGCTGCTATAATAGCTGCAATCTTGAGGATATGCTTTTTCTGTGCATCATCAAGACTATTAAACCACTGAACAAGCTCTGTGAGTTTCTGAACAAATCCACGTAAGCTATCCTTAACCAAATCTGAAATCATTATCTTGGATGTACCTAATGCAGATGTAAACCTTATCCAGTCACCCTGTAAGTTATCCATCTGTATCTGTGCCATACCTTCAGCAGCTCCAAGAATTTCAAATCCCTTTGTAGTATCATATACACTATCACCGAACTTTTCAAGGGCTTCTTTCATTGGCATTATATCACCATTATATTTTACAAAGGCTTCATCTGAACCATCAATGGCATCTGCCAAATCAGTGAACTTATCGTCACCCTGTTCGATAATACCTAAGATACCAGGAAGAGCTCGTGTACCAAATATCTCAACAATAGCATTCAATTTCTCTTGCTGAGTAGTAGGTAAGCTATGACCATACTCTTCCATTATCTGCTCTGCAGATTTTAATTCTCCATTAGAGTCATATATATCTACCGACAAATCACCAAATGTTCCTCTGAGTTCCTCCATAAAGGTTCTCATATCTTTGGCCTTACCGGTATCGTCATACAAACTTACACCAAACTTATCCATATAAGCCTGAGCCTTATCTGTAGGAGCAATAAGATTTTTCAGAGCCTGTCTTAAACCTGTACCAGCCTGTGAACCCTTTACACCTACGTTAGCCATAAGACCTAAAGCTAAAGACAAATCATTGATGTCATATCCTAATGCACCAGCCAAAGGAGCAACATACTTAAATGCTTCTCCCATCTGGTCTACATCAGTATTTGAATTACTCATAGCAGCTGCAAGGCTGTTTGTGAAATGGATTGTATTTTCTATACCATCCTTATTCAGCTCACCTGCTGCCAACTTCATAGAAGTCATTGCATCTGTTACAATATCAGAAGTACGACCTAATTCAAGGTCACCTGCTGCAGCCAGATTAAGTACAGGTCCTAAACCAGCAATAGACTCATTTGCTCCCCATCCTGCAAGACCCATATAATACAGTGCATCTGACGCTTCTGTAGCTGTATAAACTGTTTTCTCACCCCAGCTAATAGCCGCTTCTCTCATTTTTCCAAACTCTTCTGTAGTTGCACCAGATACAGCTGCTACATTTGACATACCTTTATCAAATTCTGCACCAAACTTAACTGCACTAGCAGCTGCCGTACCGATAGGGACTGTAAGACCGGTAGTCAAAGTCTTTCCTACACCAGCAATTTGGTTACCAACTGTAGTTAGTCCCTTACCCAATGTATCAGAGAATTTACCACTCAGACTTGTGGCTTCTCCGATTGCAGTTTTTAAGTTACTGCTAAACTGTGAATAATCAAGGGTTAAATAACCAACTGCAGTTCCAACTGGTATCATACCGGCCTTACCTCCTTTCTCGTATGTTATTCATTCAACTGCTTTTTATATCTACCATTCTTATAACCCATACTAGCGTACATATCACTTAATGAATTATAATGCGGCTTTTCAATATTGTTATTCTCTACAACACTAAAATCAGGTTCTTCACCATCTTTTATTCTTGATGTTATATAAGCACATGCTTCATCAAAACAATAGCTTGTATAAGCATCTGGTATATCTAATAATACACTCGGTCGAACATCATACAATTTTGACATTGCTATGACATTCAATATTTCCTCTGACTTAACGAAACTGTTCGAGGGCCTTTACCCCCTGCTGTGTATAACTAAAAATAGCCATCATCTGTTCATCTGTCAGATTTAAGCCAGCCTCTTTAATCTCTGAATATGACGGAGACACCAAAGCTGCATCGCAGATGGTTTCCATAATGTCATACATATCAGAAATTGTATTGTCCTTACCAAGAGAACCTGCACCTTTCTGAAAGAGCTGTGTAGCCTGATTGATTAAGCTGTTAGGAATTTTACCTGTCTTAACCATAACCAAAAGTGATGGTCTCTTTACCCTGGCAATAAAAGGATGTTCACCATCAAACGACGGTAACTGAACGATTGAACCCTGAGCATATTTCTTAATGTCTGCAATGGATGTAATTTTTGACTCATCCAATGTAGGAAATGCTGTGATATTGTTTACACCAGTTACCGGCTTCTCTGCCTGCTCTTTGTTCTCTGACTCACCAATAGCCTTCATAGCTTCTTCAGTTGTATTCTGCTGTTTCAAAATAGCTTCAATCTGCATTTCATCCATGTTCAAAGCCTCAAGCTCTTCTCTCGTAAATGTTTTCATTTTGGTTTATCCTCACTTTCTTTTAGCCTATAATACAAGATATGCTGGCCCAGAACAATTATTACATTATCCCAAACCAGCTATATCTTGATTATATCACTTTTACTTTTATTTGTCAACCACCAAATCAAGCGGCTGTAACTGTCAGAACAGCATGTCCGGTTGCGGCACCAGTTGTTGATGTAGCAGCTACACTAGCTGTAATGGTGATTGTACCAACTCCAGTAAGAGTAACAGTTGAACCAGAAATGGTACCAATGTTATCTCCACCGGTAATCTCGTAGGTAATCTCACCAATACCAGAAGCAGGATTTGTTGTGAACATAGTAGATACATCAAATGTATTACTTGCTCCGCCTGCATCGTATGTAGTAGAAGCATCTGTTCCTGTTACAGTAACCTCAATGAGGTCAGGGTCGTCAAGCTCAGGAAGCTCTTTTACCCAAGATACTGTATAAGGTGCCTCTCCTGTATCAGGAGCTGAATTGATGGTATACTCAGGAGCTCTGAAAGTACCATCTTCTGAATTGAATGCTACCGGTACACCCTGGCAGTTAGGATAAACCGTCTTTTCGTAACCGGTGATAACGCCTGCTGCATTGTAGATAGCAGAATAAGCATTCAATTCAAAGACCTCTCCCTTTTCACCGGAGCCTGCTACAGGAGGAGTATACTGAGCAAAGCCGTACTTTGTCTCCTCTGTAGTTGTGGTTGTCTTGGATGCATCGGCGAAGTACAGAATTGTACCACCCTGAAGTACCTTGACAAGCTCAGGATTGAATACGTTATCGTGAAGCGTAATCTCATGTCCAGTGATGGTGGACTCCTGAGGCTTCTGTGCTCTTAAACGTCCCTTTACAACAAGACGAACGGCATCAGTATCTTCTGTCTGTACTTCTACCTCAATCTGATTAGCAGTATCGAAACCAAACTCTTTGCCTGCCCTCGTCGAGATTGTAACCAGATTGACGTCAATTGTAGGAATTTCATTCCTCGACTTCTTCATTGTCGTCTACCTCCTTACATAAAAAGAACTTTCTTGTAGTTCTCATACTCAATTGCTATATAGTGTGCTTTAACTTCATCGTCATAAAATGAAGCAAGTTGTTGTCCGTAGACCTGAAACATAGGGTATAATTCTCTCATATCCCGCTTCACTCTTTGGACGAGAGGCTCAAGCTCACTATATCTTAATTTGGGAACGTAACAATAAATTGCATACATATCCCTGTCGGTTGAAAAATTCACATGTTGATATGAACCGTCATTCTTGACAACTAAATAAGGTTCTGTACACTCACCGACTTTTTGTGCAGGTGCATAAACATCATACCCTTTATTTTTGAGGTGAAGATATAAGTCCTGCCACCTACTCTCTTGAAAATCGAACTCCAAAGGTTTGATGGCCATATATAACACCTCCTTACTTCTTTGGATTTCCTGTAAATCTATACAACTCAGACAAGTTTAACTCATTTAGCAGTTTAGGACCAAATACTCTTTGAGTCGGTTCAATGATAGCAAATCGTCTACCCATACCATACTCAAGATGTCGCCAATACCAAGTGCCTTCATCGTGAAGTAGTCCAATCTGAACTAATGCTTCACCACCTGTTACAACTTCATCAACTGTAGTATGAAGTCCTCTCTCGGCTCTACCTGTACGGTTTTGCCAAGGATGATTTTGCTTCATATACACTTCTATTTCATCAGCCCGTCTCTGCATATACTGAACAAAGTTTTGTGATGCACGATTTTGTACAGACTCAAGTCCCATAACAATTCCGTTATCACGATAAAACTCCATTGATATTGTGGTCTTACCAGTTTTACTGGTTCGGCTTCCCTGTATTGCCACCGTCGTCCACCTCCTCAAATGATATATCCATCAAAAGGTTCCATTCCTGAACATTCAATACACCGGTTACACGACATTTACGTCCATTCAAATCGACTTCATCACCGACCTTGACTTCATGCCATTCTTTTTCACCAGAGTCATTCAAGAAATAAAAATCCTCATAAGGTACCATAAGCTGAGGTGTCTTTTCTGTACGAGTGTCACCTGCCGTCTGTCCTGTTAAAATTCTATATGTATCTAACATATGTGGAGCATGCTCATGATACAAACCTGTATACTCCCTAAACAAAACAGACTTACCAGTTGGTTCACCAAACTTATTCAACTCTACTCTGTAGAACTTAAGTTTTGTGGGATTTCGTTTTATCTCCCTTTTAATCTGATACAGAACAAATCTGTTGTTTATCATAGCTCAACCTCCAATCAAAGTACCGGAGTTGAACTGCTTATACTTCGAAGCAAGACGTTTGAAATATCCTGAGGTATCTGTAGTGTTGACACCTGACAACGACAGAGACGAGTCCTCAGATTTAATGATTAACATCTCGTAAATGGTAGCCTCTACATTACCGTGATTTTTCTCAAGGTAATACTCAATATCACCATCCTCGAAGTATGGAGACTGTTCCTCACGTATCTCCTTGTAGACTCGTTCAACATCTGTCATAGTCTCACCTCATACCTCAAGCCTCAGCTGCTTTCTTTGCTTCATCGTCAAGATACTTCTTGATGATTTCCTTTGCCTCATTAGCATTCTTTGTACCGTGGATGTCGATACCCTTAGCAGCGGCAAAATCCTTTACCTCTGTCTTGTTCCACTGAGAAATAGGCTTCTCAAGGAGCTCCTCAAAATCATCACCATCTTCAGTATCATCATCTGCTGCATCAGCATCAAAATCATCATCGTCGGGAACCTGTGCCTCAGACTTCTTTTCCTCAGCTGCTTTCTTTACCTCTTTCTTAACCTCAGCAATCTTGTTATCTTCAACAATCTGAAAACCAAGACGCTTATACTGAGTATCAAAAGCACCACGAGAAACAATCTGAGTTACTTCCCCGTTAGAAATTTTTACCATAGCCATTATGACTTACCTCCATTTAACTACGGTAAGGCCGGTGTGATATTAAATCTCCTGGCCTCCACCGAACTTCTTTTTACTTAGGGAGTAGTATCAATGATACCAACACCATCTGCCATTTCAAACGAAGGCAGACAAATCATAGATACGATAGTCTCCACCTGAACCGGGTCAACTTTCTGATGAGTAACAACAGCCACACCAGTCTCTGTGATAGAAACATTAGCTGCATTACCGGTCATAAGGTCAGACTCAGCAGGAGTTGTACCGAACCAGGTCTTACCAAGAGCGGTGCCGGGGAACATTACAAATGTATTGGCCGGCATAAATGCTACAGCAGTACCTGTCTCGTCGACATATCTCTTCTCGTTAACCTTAACAACAAGACC